TTAGGTCGGAGTCAGCAATAACAGTACGTTTTTTGCGGGCTTTATCCTCTTTCGCATATTCATCCACCTTACGGTCTTTAACCTTAATTTCATCAATTCTCTGTAATAATGAATCAACGAAACTACGTACCGCTGCGGCTGCTTCGGGATCTTCGTCTTCGGATATCATAAACTCGTCGAACCCTGACTGGGCCATATACCTGAGTTTAATGTCTTGTTGGCGTTTCTCTTTATTAATGCGTCTTACAAAGGCAAACCAGGCTATCTGGGTAAAATATGAGAAGGCATTAGGTTTGCCTGTGCGGGTTGCCTTATCGATATCATAATTACCAATTGCTTTCAAGCAGTTCTCAACTGCGTCCATAACCATTTCTTCCCTGTAGGTATACCTAACAAAGTTGAAACTATGAGATAGTCCTTCGCAAATCTTTAGGAAACATGATGCTATATAATGGGTCACCTGAGGTGGGGTTTTACCCGCCGCTTCGGCTTCCTGTTTAAGGTGTACATAATCCACAACGCTTTCAGAGAACAATTTGTTATCCACATAATGTTCTATCGCACGTTTTCCATTCTTTCTTTTTACTGCTTTAACTTCGGGCATAATATAAATCTCCTAAAATACTTGCCAAACTACAAAAAATCCTTTAAAATAAAAGCCATCAGCCGCTCCCCCGTCAATACCCGTTTCCTAGTGTTTTGTGGGTCGTGAGGGAAAGCTGACAACATTGGGCCTATCAGAATCTAATACTATACTTTTTAGATCCTCAATTAATTCCTCGCCCTCGCATATGTCAGACAGACAATCCAAAGAAGACTCATAATACTCAATTGCTGATTTACTAGGTATCATACTACCGACTACCGAGTTCTTGGAAATAAGAATAAGATTCTTAAGTTCTGATTGGTATGTCATCCATGGAAATAGACTGAAAATCCTCGCTTCTAATCCATCATCATGATAAACTCTACCAGTATCTCGTAAAACGAGTACACCTATTGCTATTAGATCGGTTTCGGTTTCTTCTTGTATATCACAGAAGATTTCTTCCCCGTTCATTAACTTTATCTGTTTTACACTCATATATGTTCCAGCCTTATGTTATCTATCGTGAAATTAAATCCTTCGTTCTGATATATTTGTCTCCGAACGAGTCCGTGTTGCATAGAATAATTTGGTTTACTTTTACCAGTATACATTAAATCATCCACTATGTCAAATAATCTAGAACCTCTTTCTACTTTTCTAAGGGTTCGACCTATACTCTGTAATACCTTTATTTGTCCTTTCATAGGATTAGCAAAGATACAATTGTGTATCTCAGGTATATTAATTCCTGTGGAGAAGACACCAAGGGACGCATTGATAATAGCATCCTCTTGAGAGGCCACAATACCTCTAACAGCTTCTCTATCATCCATATCGGTTTTACCGTGTATATAAAAGGCCTTTCGTTTCTTACCCTTTTTAGTCAGTATGTCCTTATATAGTACTTCTCCGTGAGTTTCTACAAAACGGAATAGTATAAGTGTGTTACCTTTCAAACTAAGGGCCAGATTAACGATAAAATCATTACGAGGTTTATATTCAGTTAAAAACTTGATTTCATCCTTATATGAAAACTTCTTTGGTATATTGTCGGTGATAATCTTAGGATAGGATAGATGTATCATACGTATCTTTAGATCAGCAACGGTACCTGCTTCTTGTAAAGCCTTAGTGGTAGTTACATTATAGACAGGTCCAAATAGACTCTCTAATACAAGTTTGTTAACTGTAGTGCCATCCAAGGTACCTGTGGTGCCTATACGGTATTTGGTATTCTTAGCTTTATTCATAATAGACGATAATGAACTCGCCTGGAACCCATGGCATTCGTCACCAAATATACAAAAGAATTTATCAAACCACGCAGAAGGTAATTTATAGATGGATTGCCAGGTTGAAATAATAATCTGTTTCTTGGTAAGTTTGTCTTGTCCAGCAAAGATTGCATGGCACTTCTTAACATCAAACCCATAAGATACAAAATCTTTGGCCATTTGGGTCACAAGACCTATGGTTGGTACCACAATCAGGATTTTCTTCTCCGTTTCATGTTTCATATACCAACGCATTAATACGTATATGATAAGAGATTTACCAGAAGCGGTTGGTGACTTTAACACCTGTCTATTCCAGGTTAACGCCTGAAGTACAGCGTCCACTTGGTAATCATGCATTACCCACGGAAGATTCAGGGTCTTTTCAAATTCCCTTATGTCTTCTACCGTGATATTATTTCTTTCTCCCGGCCTACCGTACTCTTGTACCGGTACCACCTTTACGGTGTATCCCCTATCTAATGCAAATTTACATAGGTGCGGGTACAGACCTACTCCTAATTCATAAGTCATTAGGTTGTATAGACGTATTTTGCCGTCCCATACTCCAGACTTATATTTGGGCATAAACTTATAGTTAGGAGCATAGAACGAAAAAAAGCCTTGAAGTTCACGCTGGATACCTGGTTCTGCTACCACAACCATCATTGCGTGATTCTTTAATTGTACTTGTATTTCGTTACTATTCATCATATAGAGTTATTTAGATGTTAATTACCGGCTTCAAATTTACGCCATTCAATAACATTCTTGATAGTTTGGTGTCTCCATTTCAACACGTCAATTATCTGGGTTAGAGATTCAATCAATAATTTAAAGTAGGCCACTTTGGCTTCTGATTTTTGTATATCGGTATCCGAATCATAATAATATTTCATTTCACCTTTCAGTATTTTATTGTTACCAAATGGATTATATTCCCAACCCTCAGCATCAATTTCCTCTTTAGATAAAGATTTTTCATAGTATAGAAACTTCTTTTTCAACAAGGTGTTCTGACTGAACTCGGCTTGTTTTAATTTGGTCTTTGCTTCCATTAATAATCTAAGATACTTTGAATGCAGTATCGAGGTATCAATTGAAGTCTCTCCTAGGTCAAACTTGTTTATTCGGGAGTCTTCGTCCCACATATCTAATACATCATCTAATTTCATTTACTTTTATTCCACCAATTCAAAATATGAAAATTTAAAGGTTACATCTACAAATATCATTTCAATCTCACCAGGGTTCGCCTGAAACGGTATTGATCCTAAGGAGGTAGGTATACAGTCATGATACCTAAATTCCTTATTAAGGTTGTTATGGGACGTTAATATCTGCAATACAATATCGGCTTCGGTAGGTATACCGTCAGCTTCGCGACCAGATTTACCAACACGATTTTCATTGACTAATCGCAACATCCAATCATAGATTTCCTGGTAACCTTGCAAATCTTCATCCACTATCATGGTAACAGATAATTCAGAGAATGTCAACTTATCTCCTGCTTGAGGTATACCTTCTATCCTAGGCACGGCCTGCATCGCGGCGTCACAATTCATAGAAGCATGGGTCACCGTATTCGCGAAAAACTGGAAATTGGGATAATGTTTTCGGTCTATAACCAATCGGAAACCCGTTGGTTGTAAGGGATTTATATTACATGTTAGGGTTGTCATTAATAAAATGTCCTGTATTTGTTTCTACCTATTTATACGGCTTGCCACAGTTGCGTTTTGGCTATATAATGGTGTACATAAGACCCCAAAACTGGAGAAAAGTCCCCCGTGATACTAGACCGAACAGACGCCATACATGTTGCTGAGATATTTGAAGAATTCTTCGATGGTTTCGGCCGCATAGACGAATACATGAGGGCCGTTAAGATGGAACGTATGGACCTGGTACCAGATACATTACCGGGAATGGGACCAGAAACGGAGATGTTTAACGAATACAATATGCATCCTTCCGATATGCAATTCACTATAGAAGAGGTGGGCCAAAATAAATTCATGAACTTCATGGAGTTGGTGACCTCGGCGCCTGTGGAACGGTCTATACCTGGTAAATCTCTTATGTGGTTTGTACGTGAAAAGACCACCAATCAGGTATTAGGTATGATACGATTTGGATCACCTACTATTAATTCCCGACCAAGGAATGAATGGATGGGAAAACCTCTTGATACTTATGACCTACCTGTGATGCAACGTTTCAATAAGTCGGCCATAATGGGATTCAATATAGTGCCTATGCAACCCTTCGGATATAACTGTCTAGGGGGTAAACTCCTGGCCGCTATATGTTGTTCTCATTACGCCCGCGAGGCGATTAATAAGAAATATAAGGCAAATATCTGTCTATTTGAAACGACTTCTCTATATGGTAGTACCAAAGCTGTGTCACAATATGATGGCATGAAACCAATACTTCGGCATAATGGCCTTACTGATTCTAAATTTACACCTCTTATAAACGACAAACGTTTTCGAGAGTTGGCTTTGTGGTTCACCAAGAAGAATAATGGTGTACCCCTAGTACCTGCGGATGCATCAAGCAGAAAACTTAAGATGCAAACCACAATTATTTCTATTGTTAAGAAGTCTTTAAAACTCCATGACCTGGCCAAGTATAACAGTTTTGTTAAGACAATACAAGCCGCTATGGATTTAACGGAACAAAAACGTTCCTTCTATTGCACATATGGATACTCCAATGTGCCCGCGTACCTACGCGGAGACGATAGTGAATTGATAAAAGCCGAGAATTTTGATAGATTTGAACTAGACCAGTTAGTTGATTGGTGGAGAAATAAGGCAGTTAAACGATATGATAACCTGAAATCTGAGGGTAGGATCCGTATGGAATTAGAGGTATGGAACGAAAAACCTGAGGGAATTCAGATAATTAGGTGATATGGTTGCCATGACGCATTTATTTTAGTAATATGGTCAAATGAAAGTAACAAAAGACCAAATAACTCAATGGGGTTCTTACGAGGATCGTTACAACTCATTTGATGATAGGGATGATATATCAGAACTTATTGAGATAATCCGGAGAGATAGACGTTTATTAATCTATATGAAACAGTATCTTCCTGAGGAACTTAATCTGAGTTTTAGAATACACCCAGATGGGCCATATGGTGTAGACCTAGGTATAGTTGAAACAGGTACCCATAAGAGAATATGTAATTTTGACGTTGAAAGGTGGTCCCAATGGCAAGAGGAATGGCCACATAACTATAGATGTATATCCTTTCTTGCACGTAAAGACAAATTCTTGAAACAAGGTGTTCCCTTTTTCATGTGTTACTTCAACTATTACAGAAATAAACTCTTGATAGTGGAGGAACATGATATATTAAACACGCCAGCGGCAGATAAGAAGTTCGCGTCTGGCAAAGGTATAGATAAGATAAGGTCGTTACCTTTTAACGTAGGCCACATATTTGGTATTGTGACTGATAAAGAAAAACGACAATTTAATTACGCGGATATAGCATAAGATAATGCGTCGAGGTACCCCCTCGGAGATGTTGGCTCGAATCCTTCTATCCGCTCCA